GCATAGAGCTATCTGCTGATGATGCAAAAGAAGCCACTGAAAGAATGAAGAAGCTTAAGGATGCTATAGATAAGCTTTTCGGAGAGGGTGACAAAGGAGCAAAAGGCCAAAAGAAAAGCACGCAAGACCTGCAAAAGGAGCAGGACAGAGCAATAGCTAAATTTAAGGAGCTACAAGCTGTTTTCAAAGACGGCGACACATCGGCAAAATCCGCCCTAAAATCTACTAACAAGCTCATGAGGGTATTTAATAAGCTTAAAATACCCATAAACGATTTGAAGGCTTTTCAAGATGTACTAAAGCAAAAAATTAACACTGCAGAGCTTGAAAAGTTCAAAGCAAAGCAAGCTGCAGCAGTAAAAAAGTTTAACGAGCTGAAAGGTTCTTTTGATGCTGGCAATATATCGGCGGAAAAGGCTTTGGCTAAAGCCTCACAAATGACGGGCGTTTTTCAAGATATAGACCTACCAACAGAACAGGTTGATAGTTTTATAGACTCACTGAATAAGCTTACAGAGAAAGCCGCTAAGATAAAAAAGATTTCTTCGAGGATAGATCTAATTGCTGATATTAGTGCTGCGGGAGCATCTGCAGATGCTGCGTCTGTGGCTAAAATTATAAGTGATAAATTTAATCTTTTACCCAAAGAAATAAGCAATTCTATACTTGGAGCACTTGGGGCCCTTGAGCAATTAGGAAAGAAAACACCTGAGGAGCTAATTGAAGAGGGAAAGCAGCGTAATACGGCAATAGCAAACGGTATAGCTATGCTACCTGCAGTGCTTATAGAGGTTTTTCCAAGGTTATTCGTTGACTTGGCCGCTAAACTTATAGCGGCCTTGATAAGACTTCCTACAGATTTTGCTGTTTCAATTGCTGTGGCATTAAAAGACTTTTTTAGCGCTCTATTTGATGCACCCGGGGAAAAAATTAAAGAGGGCATAGGGAATGTTCTTGACTTCTTTTTAGAGCCCTTTGAGAGACTAAATCCTAAATTAGGAGGGGGTAGAGTTCATTTTCCTGCCGGTCAAGGTGGATTAAGGTTTACAGGCCAGCAGAGAGGCCTGGCCATGCTACATGAAGGAGAAGTCGTCACACCTAGGTCGGGCAGAATGAGCCAGGGCTTACAAAGAAGGTTCCAGAGTGGGCAAGCTCCAAACATCGTTATCAATTCGGCTGTAGTAGATGGTAATGTAATTGATACCCTTGTTAGACAGATAGAAGAAAGGTTCCTTACTTTTGGCACCTCACAAAGCACGCTTTTCGGGGGTGGGTAATGGGCACAGCTAAATTCTATTTCTTTCCTTTTCCTGATGGGCTAAGGCTTGAAACAATCGATATCGGGGAGGGCTTGGCGGAGTTTTTTACAGATATGGAGGTGGTAGCAAATGACGGGATCGGGTTCGATGGCTCTATCAAAAGATCTGTAGGAAGCATTAGAGAGGTATTGACGATACAGCGCGATAGAATGAAGCTATCCGAAGATTTAGCGCATAGATTTAGAAGTCTACAGAACCACCTTGATAGAGGGCATTCAGTAGCCTTCTCTGCTGATAGCAGTAAAACCTTTTGCGGGTTTACGATAAACCAGCCCACCTCCGGAGATACAATTATTCATGTTTCAGGTAATCCGTTTTTTTCTATGGTAGGTAACAACGATATATCTACTAATGACTACATGACGATAGAGACAGGAAACCCTGGCATGATAACAGAGACAAGAAAAGTAAGCGCTAACAACGTAACAAGCTTTTCAAGTGGAGGATCTATAACGGTTGACCCTGCTATATCTTTTTCCTATCCTCAGGGGACTTTTTGCCATTACTACAGATTTTATCCCTGCCTCAAAAGGCCGCTCGAGGACTTAGGGAAAAACATAATTACAAACGAACATGGGCAATTATGGAGTTTAGATTTGCGGCTAGTAGTTGACTACGAGTTGCTTTTCAGCTTCCGTCCTAATATCGACAGCATACCTCGGGACATAGTTGCGGGCACTGGTGATCTGTACGGAGGAACAGAGCTTAGAACATTTGCAACCGTAAGCGATGGATCAACCACAAAGGACACAGGACAACCACCAGAAAACACAAAGAGATATTAGCAATGGGTTGGAAAGCTCAATTCATCAACCGTCTAAAAAGGGGCTCTATTACTCCAGTGTACAGGCTAAAGTTCTTGTATATTGGTGCTTTCGGTCCTCCAGCTGGTGATGTCTATATATCATCGGTTGACAGTACTGTAGCCGGCAAACCTCGCATTTTAGAGGGTTCTGTAAAGGTACAAGGTACAAGTGTAATACCGCAGAGTTGGAACGTGTCTTTTGGCGGTTTTCAGCTTGCTATCACTGGAGATATTAGAACATTCATACAATATCTAAGTCGCGGTTCTTTTGCTGAGCTGCAAGTAGATATAGGCACAGGTTATGAAACGATAGGGATCGGGGCGCTAAAGACAATAAGAGCAGAAAAGCCTATCTATTATCTTCAGTTTGCTGACTTGATTAGCAGCTTACAAGCATCTACAGATACAAATACTGTAGTAGCTGGGTCAATACTGCCTAGACAAAAAAATATAATCATGGCAGGGCTTGGTGTAGAGAGTACCTTATCTGCTAACTATACCCTTGGGGATACGGAGCTATTTGTAAATAATATAGATTTATTTGTGCAGGAAACAGGGCAAAATGGGCACGTAAGAGTCACAGACGGATCGGAGGATTTTGTTCTCTCCTATAACGGTAAAACATCGACCCACCTAACAAACGTAAGCTCGGGGGCTGTCTATCCTTCTGTTAAGGCTGTATCCTCTGGAGCTAGCGCCTCCTCTGCAGTGGTTAAGCCTATAGCTGTTCTGCCTGGCTTTCCTGGGGAGATACTGGGCAAGATTTTAATGAGCACAGGCACGGGAGGAAATGGCAGTTTAGACGTCTACCCTGCTGAGTTCTCTGTTAGGGCTACATTTGGGTCTTTTGCTTTTGATCGGCTAGATGTTGATTTTATTAAACAAAGGGTCATTACACTTGCTAATCAAGATCCAACCTATGAATACAATTTGGCGATAGAGTCAGAGTTCACAGGAGGACTTAGAGACTTTGTAACCATAGCAGCAAAAACCGGACAGTGGCCCGTCTTTAGGCAAAATAGCGTAAGTTGGAGGGGTTGCGTAGACCCTTACGGGGACACTACACATAACAACGTTGTAAACCCTACAGCTATTAATGATAGGAACATACACAAAATATCATCTCATGATCTGTATAATCCACAAAACCCTAACATATTTACACGATCGACAATGGACTATTTTCAAAGTACAACAATGTCGGGGCCGGGTAATGTAGGGGCTTTTATTATTGCTGGAAACAGAGCACAAAGCCTTCCTTATATCGACAAAATTAACAGGGTCAATACTTTTACATATAGAGGGAATCCTTACGTAACCTCAGGACAAGCCATAAGAGAGAATCATGCTAGATCCGATATAGGCAGGATGCTAGGCTATGACAGTTACACACATGAGAAAGTTGTTTTAGATGTAGATATCCAATTCTCTAAACTGGTAGCAGGCGATATCGTAAGCCTTACAAGCAATTACCTATACGGGCTTTCAGAGGGTCCAGGCCAAACATATAACAACAGGCTAGGGATGATTATAGGTTCCTCTTTTGATTTTACCATGCAAAGAACACAGCTCACAATTGCCGTTCTTCCTACTCAACAGTATCGTAATAAATAATTATTAATACAAATACAAAATACTATGCCAGAGATAACGCTAGAGCAAAAGATACAGTATAACCTCAGCAGCGCCAGGGATCGGGGCTGGTGCCCTTCATGGTTCGGTCTTGATACAAACGACTACAGTCAGCAGCTAGTGGAAAGAATAGAAGAGTTTCAAGAAGAATATGATTTAGATCCCGACGGCATGATTGGCCCTAGCACTTGGCGAAGACTGGTAACGTATGTAACGAGAAACCAAATAGATAAGCCCTTAGATGTACCTGCTCGAGCATCAAACTTTATAAGTTATAAGGGGCGTGATTTTCCCCTCTACTGGTCTAAGTTCTTACGCTTTGACGATGAGAACGGGCTTAGGTGTAGACAAAGAAAGGTAAGGGGCAGAAAGCCTAGCTATTTCGTTAATCATTGGGATGTTTGCAAGTCGTCTATATCTTGCCATAGAGTACTTGAGAAGAGAAAGCTGGGGGTTCACTTTCTGCTTTCTTCTGATGGTACTATCTACCAGCTAGCGGACCTTGAAAGCGTATGTTATCACGCCTCAGGCCACAACAGCAACAGCGTAGGCGTAGAGATAAACACGGCTTACAGCTTACGATATGCAGAGTACTACAAGGATAAATTTGGGCAGCGCCCTATCTGGTCGGGGGTAACTGTACACGGGAAAACACTCAAGCCCTTCTTAGGCTTCTATGACATACAGATTCAGGCCTTAGCTGCTTTGTGGGCTGCTGTGTCTTATGCTACTGGAATACCTCTGCAAGTACCGACCACAAAGAACAGAGTAGATAGACTTTGTTCCTCTGGTGATTTTCATGGCTTTTGTGCCCACTATCATCTAACACGTAGGAAAATAGACCCTGCAGGGCTTGATTTTGATAGGCTGCAGGAGATGGCTATACTGCTTAAACTTCAATGCTATAACGTAGGAGATTAAAATGTTATTTTGGAAGATTACACTCATATCTATAAGGGAGATTAAGGCCTTAGTTGAAGACCTCAAAGACGAAAAGAGCGAAAAGGATAAGGATAGCCCTGGAGAGCTGACAGGTGAGGAAATTGCTTTCGTTGTTACAGAAAGATTACTGCAGCTAGTCCCAAAAATCATTGGTATTGTAAAAGCCAAATAAAAAAAGGTTGCCCGTTAGAACAACCTTTTAACTACCATTCTCTTCTTCACATTTTACGATTAATAAAATGTTTCATCTGTGCCCACCTCATGCAGGCTTTTTATCATTATAGGTTTACTGTTTACCTGTCAAATCTTTTCTGGGCATATCTACTATTTTAATATCCTCTATATGTTGAAGATCTGCAGATATGCTAAGCATTAGCTCCTTGTAGGTCTTTTTTGTTTTCATCGGATAAATTTCTATTTTTCCGCTAACGTACTCTATCAAAATATATGTCATTACTTTACCCTTTTAACTGCTGGAAGTTCTTTGTAGCAGGAGATAACTAGTAGCCCTTTACCGTGCTCTGCTTGGTATTCTGTAAAGTCTCGGCCCCTATACTCTCTAATATCTGGCTTGTTTAGGTCATAGATAGCTATAAACTCGTCATAGCTGATATGCAAAAGAATCCCGTTTCTGTAGGTTGTGGTGCATTTTATAGGCTCAATTTTATGCTGTTTAAGCCAAGCAGCGGCCCACTGAATTGAATCGACGAAGTAAAAGTTTTTTTTCATGATAGCTCCTTTTGTAGTTACAGACTGTTTGAGGCAGTTAAAAGCATGCCTAGGCTGTTGGTTTATTTAGATAGGTTTAGATAGGTTTGATTCCAAGTCGGCAGGGTTTCCTGTGGCCATGCGTCTGCGCACTCTTCGCGAAGCTTGATAAACTTAGCCATTACTGCAGCTCTTACGCCTCTTCTTTTACGGCTGAAGCCGTCATCCTTTATCTCTTTTACCATTTGCTCAAAAGCATCTAATTTGGCAATATCTTTCATTAGCTCATGATGATCAGCATCATATATTAAATATCCCTTCATTTGGTAGCTCCTTTGTTGAGGGTACTATATTCTTATCATGAAGTAATATTCTATGCAACAAAATAATAATAGAATATTTGTATAGATGTATATTTTAATAAAAATCAAAATAATGTTTGACATATAAAGTAATACCCTATAGAACTTTAAATGTAAGCAAACAGCTTACACCTTAACACTAAAGGAGCTACTATGATACACCCAAAAGAAAGAGCACAGGCCTACAAAGCTTATACGGTAAACCTAAAAGGAAAGCTATTTATTAAATACGCGGGCCTGCTTACACTGGCTCATGAAAGAGGCCACCTCAGCATCACTACAGAGCTTGTAACGCTTGATAGAGATACAGGCTTTGTACTTTTTAAGGCAACCGTCTCTGTAACCCTGAAAGACGGCAATATGACAAGGGTCGTCAGCTTTACCGGTTACGGGGATGCATCCCCGAAGAACGTCGGTAAAATGATAGCGCCCCATCTTATCAGGATGGCAGAAACACGGGCAAAAGCTCGAGCCCTCCGTGACCTTGTAGGGTGCCCATACACAGCAATAGAGGAGCTGCAACAATGAAAAGAAACGCGATAAAATGTCCTTCCTGTGGAAGCATCCACAGGTACAAAGGGGCCTTTCCCTTTCACCCCTGCCCCTACTGCGGGGCGCCCCTAATCACTCATTTGATGGGTAATGGTGTAAACAAAGGGGAGAAGCTTGAAAGAGTTACAATAACCCTACCAAAAGATCAGATACAGCTAATTAAGAATATCTGTAAAAAGCACAAAGTAAAGCGCAGTACTTTAATAAGAACCATACTATCAAATATACTGAAGGAGCTACAAAATGAATAACGAAACTCTTATTGATTTAGCTGTGTTCTGCTTGCCCTTTTTTGGCCTTTACTTCTTTATGGTGATGTAATGAAAGGGTTTAGAACGTTACGCCAACTAGACAGGGCGATGAAAAGTAACCTTAAAAAGAAGGAGCTACTGGAAAGACTTAGGGGTATCCCTGGCTATAAGCTTAACCCGGCAGATCAAACTCTTGTTATCTCCATGATAATAGACTATGAAGAAAAGATAGAGGATATCTTAAAAGACTTCAAGGAAAGAGGAAGATAGCACACAGGCCCCCCAAAAGGGCCTTTTTTTTGCGTTTTAATCATTTGTCCATTATAATACATAGGCAAATGGTAGCTCTTTTGCTTTTGGCTGCTCTCGGGGCTCAACCTGAGAGCAGCCGTTTTTTATTTTTTGAGGTGGTAGAGATGGCAGATATCTATCAAAATACAAATACAACTACAGTAGCGGGCGTTAGTACCATATTTGACCTAACAAAAAAGACTTCGCTTGACCTTGACTTTAGCGTGTCTAAATCGTTTAAGGGGACCCTAAAAGGCCTGTGGATATACATCAGCAGCGCAGCCAGCAGCCCGACAACGATAAGCATAATGATAACCACAGATGCAGCTGGTGATGAGATACTTATCCCTGAAACAGAGAGCTCTATATCTTTCGGGCTTACTACAGCGACAAAAGGAAGCGCAAGCTTTTTTATTGACCAGCCTATGATTTTAAGAGGACAGGAAAGTATATTTGTATTTTGTAAGACAGATACGGGTACAGTTCAGGTGGATAAAGTCGTCCTTTCTTGGGAGTCTTAGCCATGAGCATCTCCAGAGTATACAGCGCTACAGGAGGATCGGGCCGTCCTGTTCTCTTAATGGTAGATATCAGCAATCAAATAACGGGCAGTGCTCAAATTTTTACAATTAAACCCTACAAAAGGGCTAGTTTAATTGTAATTCATAATGGACTGGTACAGCTATCATCTGACATTACTAGGCTTAATGCTGTCCAGTTTAGGACGTCTTTCATACCTCAGCTAGGCTCCTCCCTAGCTGTCATCATCCAACCAATATAATTAAAGGAAATCAAAAATTATGGCTGTTCAAATCGTCGCTAATCAGTTGAAAAACAACGCTGTAGAAACGGATAAAATCGCAAACAATGCTGTTTCACCAGCTAAAGCAGATCTTTCTCAAGTTTGGGCCTTTTCTGCTGCTCCAACCTTCTCGGGCTCTGTGTCCTCTGGCACACAGCTTGTAAATAAAAATTATGTAGACAATCTTGTAAATGGTCTTACCTGGAAAGAGGCTGTTCGTGTCCGCGCTGCTTCTGATGTAGACTTATCCGGCCCCGGTGCTACTATTGATGGGGTTAATTTAGCTAGTGGAGATAGGGTCTTAATTTCTAATCAGGACACCTCCACCGAAGAGGGGATATATCAATATAACGGCGCGGCCGCGGCGATGACAAGAACTGCAGATGCTGATACTTTTCAAAAGCTTGAAGGCTTGGCGGTACTTGTAAAAGAAGGAACCAGTGCAAACCAACAATATCACCAGAGCGCCGATAACCTTAGCAGCTTCTCAGGACAAACCTATATCCTCCTTTCATCCACTTCGGGCGGGCGTACTGTAGACACTTCAAAAGGTCTAGCCTTAGACGGTAACCAGTTAGAGGTAAAAGTTGATAACCTCTCTATTGAGTTTGATGATTCAGGACGTTTAGAGGTTAAGGATGGCGGAATAGATAACGATATGCTTGCTGGCAGCATCGCTATAACAAAGCTTGTTTCAAATGCTATCAGCTTCACAGCAGGCAGCGGGCTTACAGGAGGCGGCGCTGGTGTTCAGCTAGGCTCAAGTGTCTCTTTTGCCGTGCAAGCTGAAGATGCCAGCATCTCGGTTGGAGCTGGTGGAATCAAGGTAGGAGCAGGCCAAATATCAGCTAGCCACCTTGCCGCTAATGCTGTAACCACTGGGGCCGTTCAAGATAACGCCATAAGTACCCAAAAAATGGCTAATCTTAACAGCGCTAATATCCTTATGGGGAATGCATCAAACAGGCCAACAGCCGTCCAATTCTCTGGCGCTTTCACCTGTACAAATACAGGCGCCGCGACCCTGGGCACTGGGGTAGTGCAAAATTCTAATATCGCAGACGGCACAATTGCAAACGGAAAACTAGCAGCTAGCGGCATCACCTTAACCGGCTCCGATGGTGTTCTAATCGCTGGGGGTGCTGTTAATCTTGGAAACAGCAAGAGCATCGGCTTAAAGCTGGACGGTAGCACGCTAGCTAAGTCTGCCTCTGGCCTCAAGGTTGGAGATGGTGCCATTGGTAGCACCCAAATAGCAGATGACAGTATTGTGACGGCTAAGGTGGGTGACGGTGAAATTACCAATGTTAAGCTAGCTTCTTCTGCCGTCTCTGTGGTTGCTGGTGATGGTATCGCCACAACTTCAGCTAGCATCTCCTTGGGTGGCACCTCTACATTAAGTGTAGACCTTGACGGAAGCAGCTTAGCGCTTTCTGCCTCTGGTCTATCTATCGCCTCTGGGGGTGTACAGCAAAGCCATCTAGCTAATGACTCCGTCGGCAGTGCTCAAATTGCAAATAACGCTGTAGGTACTACTGAATTGGCTAGTGATTGCGTCCAGAGCAGCAAAATCGCCGCTAATGCTGTAGTTATCGAAAAGTGTGGCTTCAGAGGATACCAGGAGTTTCTAACCGGTTCTACTGCTGTTAAGTATGACCTAGCCCGCACTGTAAACACTGACTTTTTACCTTTTGTGGCTGTATTTCGAAACGGTTTGCTGCTTAAGCAGGTAGCTAGTGCATCAGCTCAAGACGAATATCAAATTGCAAACGATGGAACAGGCGGAGTAGCTGCTATCACCTTCGCAAGTGGCCAAGCTCCTAACGGCGATTCTATTGCTATCAAGTACCTTACTTAATCCTCTTCTGTGGTAGGGTCAAAAACCTAAAAGGTTCCCTAGTAGGTCTGCCCCTGCTAGGGTTTTTCTTTGTCTGCAAAAAATAATAAAAAATAAATTTGCTTTTTGGGATCAAAAACAATTAGGATTACTTTAGTAAAAGTAGAGTAATGTAATTATTAAATATTCTTAAATTTACTTTATTCTTTTTACTTTACCTAACATGAGGAGCTACCATGAAGGAATTAACCTTACCCGAAATATATCAATTAAGTGATACACAAAAACGACTGTATGAACTAGTGAAAAAGTACAGTATACCAGTAAGCGCTATAAGAGACATAGATATCACCATGAACAAAATAGAGGCTATAGACAAATACCTGGCCTCTAAGCTTGATAACCCTAAACAAGCTGCTGCAGCTTGGCGTAAAGATAGCTTTTGGTCTTTTGCTGAGAGGTTCTCAAGCAAGGGAGGCAAAGCAAGAAAAGAGAGGGAGCTACAAAAGCCCTACTATGATATTATGTTTGACCATTACAGATCTCTGCAGAGCTGGTCTAACGAGTTGGAAACAAAGAGGACAAGGATAGCCTCTTACCTCTATAAGGGATTCCCTAGGAAAGAACACGGCGCTAAAGTAGATACTCAGCAGAACAGGGACTACATAGAATATATTGTAAACAACCATAGTACAACAGGCCCATCTGGTAGATCCTTGTATTCTGTATTTGATGATAGAATTCAGGTTTTAATCAATGAAGGCGTATTCACTGAGGACTTTCTAAAGCATCTAGCTGTTAAAGATGAAATGCTGCTATGGCATGTTCTAGACTTTATGTATCCACCAAGTAACGACAAAGGCGGGCCTTATCACGTCGTAAGGGGTGCAAAATGAAGCCCGAACCTTTTGCTGTGGGTGATATGGTAACTGTAAGAGCAAATAGCCACAAAATAAGGTTTTTGGCCCAGATATTAAACATTTGCTATGAAAGCAATACTGCAGAAGTAGAGATTTGTGTAACTAAGCAAAGGCTAGAATATCCTATAGAGCAGATGCAAGCACATAAAGAGAGGTAACATGAAAAGACTAGGGCATTATACAGAGCAATTTGTTAACAAGCTGAAAGCAAAAACAGAAGAACAGCCAGAGCAACCAGAGCAACCAGCAGGCCAGGACTACGCAGCTCTAAAATTTTGTGACGGCACAATGATAAAGATAGGCATAGCTTCGGGTGCTATTGATTTAGGTGTTCTTTCGTGTATACTGCTAGCAGAACACCGAAAAGGCGGAGAGCCCGATAACATCCTTAATCAGTTAGGTATAGCCGATAATTTTAAGGATATGAAGGGAAACAGCATTTATAAAAAACCTACATGGCGATAAAATGAAAAAATGGACTACTAAAGAGCTCATTGAGCAGCATAAACAATTACTTTTAGATTTAGCTGTTGAAGAAGGCAAGTCTATAGTGTCCATTGCTGATTATATTACAGATCTTACTGGTAAAAGATGCACAAAAGGAATCATGAATTCTATCTTTATCAAGCTAAAGATATCAGAAAGAAGGCGGCTATTAATCGAGGATGTAACAGAAGAAGGGGAAAAAGAGATACCTATTGAGGCCCTAATCAAAGAAAGGGTAGCAGCCTATAACAGAAAAGAGCAGAGATATAAGAAGCACTATAGGACGATAAAGCTAAAAGCAGAACCGATAGGCCTACTTATTTTTGGTGATCCTCATGTAGATAACGAGGGCTGCGATTGGCCTATGCTGTATGAGCATATCAAGCTTGCTCAGGCTACAGAAGGCATATTAGCTGTTTCAGTGGGTGACCAGATGGATAACTGGGTCGGGCGCCTAGGTCGTCTTTATTCTAATGCCAGTATGCTGGCATCTGATGGTTGGAGGTTGTCAGAATGGATGTTTTCTGCTCTGCAGTGGTTAGCTGTCATTGGTGGAAATCATGATAGTTGGGCCAGCTCCCCAGGCATCGACCCTATGACCTGGCTTACAAAAAAGTGCGGTGTTCAGTTCTATTGTAATGATGAGCTTAAAATCAATATGACTTGGAAGGATAGGCCGGATCTTGAGCCTGTCCTATTGTATTTACGCCATTTTTTCCGCGGCCAATCATGGTATCACCCTACTCACGGCAGTTTGAAGGAGGGCATGTTTTCTAATGCTCATATCTTGGCTAGTGGTCATGTTCACAATTGGGCATATTTGCAAACAGAGATGAGACAGAACAGAATAACACACTGCCTATCATTAAGAGGATATAAGAGGTTCGATGCCTTCGCAAAGCAAAAAGGCTTCTATGAACAGCAAACAGGATACAGCGCCCTAGTCGTTATTGATCCACTTAAGGAAGATCACAGGATAAACGTCTTTTGGGATATCAAAGAAGGTTGTCAGTATCTCACCTTTTTAAGGGAAAAGCAGGGGGTTAATGATGTTCAAGAAGACCAGTAAAATGATACAAAAAATCTGTGATATGCTGAAGAAAAGCAATTGTATAACTGGTAATGTGTATTTTACTACTGATGACAATGTTCAGATAGCATGCTTAGAGGACTATATAACAGTCAAATTCTACATTCCTTTTGAGAATCTAACAGAGCATGAGCAGACACAGATTAAGCTGGCTAGAATAGCAGCTAGGAGCAAAGATGCCTAAATATTGGAAAGTCGATTTAACTGAAGAGGAGCAGTGGAGTATTCTAAAAAATATAACCTTGCTTTTGATTAATAAAAAAGCTGACTTTTCAAGCTGTAAAGCGGTTCGTCTACAAGTAAATAGTGAATTGGAGGTAGTAGTACAAAAGACAAAGCTAACCTTTAATGTAACACAAGAAAAGAACAAACTACCTTCCTCTACTGGATGTATAAAAATTAATGACCTACCTATAAGGCAAAAAAAATACATGGAGAGAATGATAGGTTTTATGAGTAGAGGCAAAATTGTAGATTTCCATATCAAGAGAGTAGAAAAGCCCGAGGTGCCTAATGCCTAGACCTACATCTTTAACAGAGCAAAGGATAAAGCAGATGGAGCAAGCTGCGGAGCTTGGTATGAAGCGTGAACATATCGCTAAAAGTGGCGGAATAGCTGCAGGAACGTTTTATAACTGGATGGCTAAGGGCAGGAGAGGAGAGAAGACTTACAAAGAGTTTTATGAGCGATTAGAAAAGGCTATAGCTATCGGAATACAGAATAATCTGGTCATTATACGCAATGAAGCACTAAAAGGAAACTGGCAAGCTGCAGCCTGGATACTCGAAAGGTGCCACAAGTATATCAAGGGTATCCCTGATTTAGATGAGGCTGATTTTATCGATACAGAAGAGGTGGATGTTAAGCAGCTGCTACAGCAAATAAAACAGAGTAACGACGAGTTGAAACAGTTTTTAGAACCAGAGATAGAGGACTAACAAAAGGAAAAGCAAAATGATAGAGCTACATAATATTGATTGCATGGAGTTAATGAGAAGGTATCCTGACGACTATTTTGATTTGTCAATTGTCGATCCTCCTTATGGCATAAAACAGCACAAATTTAGCATGTACCGTAAAGGAAAAAGCGATAAGGGCTGGGATAGACGTCCTCCATCAAAAAAATATTTTGACGAGCTTTCTAGGGTTAGTAAAAAAAGGATTATTTGGGGAGGTAATTACTTTGTCGATTACTTAAAAAATAGCCGATGCTGGTTAGTATGGAACAAAAAAAACGGGGGCAATTATTTGTCGGATTGCGAACTTGCATATACTAATTTTGATTCATCGGTAAGAATGTTTTCTCGTTCTCATATTGAGGATTACAATCAGGGTATTGAGTCAATACACCCCACCCAAAAACCAATTGCTCTCTATAGATGGCTGCTTGAAAACTATGCCAAACAAGGCGACAAGATACTTGATACGCACCTTGGCTCAGGCTCATCAGCTATAGCAGCTTATCAGCTTGGTTATGACTTTGTAGGCTGTGAACTAGATAAGGATTACTTTGAGGCTATGGAGAGGCGAGTAAAACAAGCGATGAAGCAGACTAACCTTTTCCAGAGTGCAGAGGTAAAGCAAGCGGAACAACTACAGATATTTTAAGGAAAAGCAAAATGGTAGAGCTACATAATATGGACTGTATGGAGTTAATGAAAAGGTATCCTGATAACTATTTTGATTTATCAATTGTCGATCCTCCTTATGGTATTGAGGAATCAGGAGGCGTCTCGGGGGGTGAAACCTTACACAAAAAAGGTAGAAGATTCAGCAGAAAAGAGCTTTTGAGGTGGGACAAAAAGCCTAATAAAAAGTATTTTGATGAACTTGCAAGGGTAAGTAAAAATAGGATTATTTGGGGTGGCAATTATTTTAATCTTCCGCCTACAAGATGCGTGATAGTTTGGGATAAGGTTCAACCGTGGGAGACTTTTAGCAAAGTAGAAATTGCATGGACATCTTTCGCAGGTCCCGCTAATCTTTTCAAGTTTGATAACAGAACAGGTGGAAAAATACACCCAACCCAAAAGCCTATCGCTCTTTATAAGTGGCTACTTGATAATTACGCTAAACAAGGCGACAAGATACTTGATACACATTTAGGCTCAGGATCATCTGCTATAGCTGCCTATCAGCTTGGCTATGACTTTGTAGGTTGTGAACTGGATAAGGATTACTTTCAGGCGATGGAAAAAAGGGTAAAGCAAGCTATGAAGCAGACTAACCTCTTTCAGAGTGTAGAAGAGAAGCAAGCCGAACAGATAAAGATATTCTAAAAAAATCAAACTTTTTTACCCCAAATTTCTTGTTTTCTCCGTGTACCTTTTACCAACAACTAAAAGAGGTAAAAAATGTTAGAAGCACTGAAAGAAATAGAATCAAGTTTAGAAATGTTAAATTCCCTTATTGAAAGCATAGACAGGGGCGAAAAGGTAAACAGAGAGGGCTTTCTTATCTTGTTAAGGTGTGCTGTGTATTCTATAGAGGGAGAGCTAGAGCTCATAAACGATATGATAACCAAGCCACTAAATGAGGAGACAAAATGATAGAACAATATAGAACGAAAAGGATGAGAAAATCAGGGGTTACAACTACTTGGTACCAGCTACAGATTAACGGCGAAATTCTTCTCAAACTTAAAGAGGTAGCAGAGAAGAGAAAGACGGACGTTAATGACCTGATAATTCAGGCTATTCTAAAAGAAATAGATGAAAAATGATAGCTGTACTTTGTGAATACTCGGGAAGGGTAAGGGATGCTTTTATAGCAAAGGGTTTTAATGCTGTATCTTGTGATCTGTTACCTACGGAAAGCCCGGGGCCACATTTTCAGGGCGATGCTATAGAGTTTTTAGAATCTTACAATTGGGATATGGTGATAGCTTTTCCTCCTTGTACATACCTGTGCTCTAGTGGTTTACATTGGAATAAAAGAAGGGAAGGCAGAGCGCAAAAAACAGAGAATGCGCTTTTGTTTGTTGAGAAAATACTATCAAATAATGCAAAATATATCTGCTTAGAAAATCCAGTTGGAGCTATTAGCACACGAATAAGAAAGCCCGACCAAATTATACAGCCGTATCAATTCGGACATAATGCAAGCAAAAAAACATGCTTATGGCTAAAGGGTTTACCTATATTGGAAGAAACAAAATATATAAGACCTAGAATAGTTAACGGGCGTAAAAGATGGGCAAACCAAACAGATTCAGGGCAGTGTAGGTTGTGGAGTAATAAAAATAGGGCAAAAATAAGGAGCTTGACTTTTCAGGGCGTAGCTGATGCTATGGCTGATCAATGGTCTAAATTTTTATGAAAAAAAATACAAATACTAATACCCTTACTTTACAGATTAAGAGGAGGAAACAGCTTTTACATATCGCCAAAAATAACCCTTTAGCTTTAGCCAAGCTTTGGGTTCCTTATTGTCATCGGTGGGATGGGCTAGGCGAAAAGAGCGAACGACCAAAAGGCTGTAAAAAGCCTATGGAGTATGTAAAGCCAGGTATCTATCATTGTTCCACATGCAACATAACAGAAAAGCGAACCAGCCAACGAGAAGCCCTAACAAGGCTAGGAACAGCCTCGCTCATAGTGGGCGGCAATAGGTCCGGTAAGACGCAGTGCGGTGCAATGCTGGCCGTCGCCACGGCGCTTGGAAGAAATCATTGGAGTGTTAGGCAGTGGCTTGATAATAATCAGCTACCAGATACTACTGTACCCAATAAGGAACCCTGTAACGTGATAGCAAGCTCCTTAAGTTATGGCGATGCTCTTACATATGTTAGGCCCAAGTTAGATATGTTCCTGCCTGCAGGGTGTAAAAAAATAAGATGGTCCTCACAGGATAGAGGCCTATGTATCTTGCCAAATGGGGGCAAGATATACAGCCTTAGCGCCGATAGTGGCAGAAAAAGATATCAAGGCCTTGGTAATGTGGGCTTAGGCTGGTTGGATGAAGAGCATAGCGATGAATCTATATTTAGTGAGATACAAATGCGCTGTGTAGATAATAAGCATGGCCATGTTATCCTTACCCTTACGCCTTTGATGGGCCTAACATGGACCTATGAAAAGTTTATAGCTGC